AAACTTTCTAACACAAGAAGAATATAGAACAAACTACAAACATTATGACTCCAATAGTTTTTGGTTTGTTCTATATTCTTCTTGTGTTAGAAAGTTTGTAGTTCTTTTATTGCAATATTTACATATAAAGTCAATACTAACCATATTGGATATTGTTGCTTCAATTCTTCCGCTCAATATCCAATAGTGTTGTTTACTTTCTTTCTCGTCTTTATTACATCTTTGATTTGAATCGTACTTTGGTACTAAATGATTAAGTTTCATAACAAAACTCCCGATAGGCTAAATATAATAACCTATCGGGAGTTTAGCAAGTGAACTTTATATTATTTTATGAACACTTACTCCAACCACAAGTTGTACAGCTTACACAACCATCTTGATAGATAAGCTCTTTAGAATTGCATTCATCACAAGTCTTTTGTCCAGTAGCTTTAGTACCATCTGGGACATATTGCTTTAGGACTCTTGAAATAACTCTTGCGAATGAGAACATATCTGAGCTTTCGTCTTTTTGAAGTTGCTCAACGATGTAATTGATCTTTGCACCATGACGAAGAGATAGTGAAAGTAAGCGGGTAAATGCAGAATAGTTTGCGTTATCGAATACTTTTACTACGTCTTTTACAGTAAGTTCATCAACAACAAGGTCATATCTAGCTTGTGTTTTAGAAAGAGTTGTTTTGATAAGTTTACCTTTCTTAGCTGTTCTTGGAAGATCTACAATTTTGTTTGCTCCACCAATAACTTCATATGGCTTACCGTCAAGAAGACCAACAAGAATTGTCCATTTCTCTCCCTTTACAGAAACATTATGGATATCGCATTCAACCTCAGATGGACGTTTTGGAGCATCATGTTGTGGGAATGTTTCTTTCTTGGTTTCTGTAATAAGAACACCATCGCGAGAACCATCAACGTAAACTGTAATACCCTTTAGTCCAAGCTTCCATCCAAGTTGGTAAAGCTCTGCAACAGTATCAGCAGAAGTTCCCTTTGGAAGATTGATAGTAGAAGAAATAGAATGATCAATGTGCTTTTGAATTACACCTTGAATTTCAACTCTACGCTTCCAATCAATTTTATCTGATTCGGTAAAGAATGCAGGAATTTGATCTGTCTCTTTTGTTGTCAAATATTCTTGAACATTGTGGTGATAAACTCTGTATTCTGCCCAACGATCTCCAACAGTATCAACAAATGCTGCTACTTGATCTTGTTCGTTGTGAGAAAGCTTACGACGACGAATATAGAAGTTTCTGAATACTGGTTCAAGACCAGAAGAGGTTTGAGACATAATAGAAACAGAACCTGTAGGAGCATTAGTAAGAATACTGATGTTTCTACGACCATGAACTTTGATCAAATTGAGAAGATGTAGTGGAAGTGACTTGATAAATGCGTTGTCTTTCTCTTTCTCCCAATCAAACACAGGGAATGAACCACGCTCTTTAGCAAGTAGACAGGATTCAGTATATGCAGATTCTTTGATAGTTGAGTAGATATCGTTGATTACAGCTAAAGCTTCTGCTGAATCATATGCAAGTCCCATACAAGCAAGTGCATCTGCAAGACCGTGAGTACCAAGACCAGTACGACGACCATTCTTACAAGCATTATAGAGGTTAGTCCAAAGCTCTCTTTCATCATCTGTATTTGAGTTATCGATAATTGCTTGAAGCTTCTCAAGTTCTAGATCAATAAGATCGTCACACATACGCATAGCATCGAATGTTACATGACCAAGCTTCACGTAATCAAACTTAGCTTCTGTTGTGAATGGAACGGTCACAAATGACTTGAGATTAATTGAGATAAGTCTACAGGAATCATATGCAGAAAGAGGGATCTCACCACATGGATTTGTAGTTAGTGTTTTGAAACCTACATCTTTATATGATTCTGCTGGTAGAAACTTCTCAATATTACCCCACATCAAGAGTCCGGGTTCTGCCGTTCTCGTCGCTGAATCGACAATAGTTCTCCAAAGTTCTCTGGCTCTAATAGTTTTAGAGTAAGAAGGAGTAGCGGAATCAACAGGAAATTTAAGAGTAAAGTCCGCATCTTGTTCCACAGCTTCCATAAAATCATCTGAAATCCTAATAGATATATTTGCACCTGTCACCTTTGTTAGATCGTTTTTCATTTTAGCAAATTTATCAACGTCTGGGTGTCTTACGTCAATTGAAATCATAAGAGCACCACGACGACCATTTTGACCAATCATACGACAAACATATGAATAGAAGTCTGCAAATGACCAAGCACCAGTTGTAGTACCAGCAGAGTTATTTACTGACATTCCTTCTGGTCGTAGATTTGAAATATCAAGACCAACACCACAACGACGCTTGAACAAATTAGCTAAATGCTTTCCAGAATCTACGATAGAAGAAACGTTATCATCTGGTGAGGCAACTACAACACAATTTGATAGTGAAGCGTTTACAAAGTTATTACCAATTCCAAACATTGGTGAACCTTGTGGGACAATATACTTGAAGTCTTTGATGTAAGAATAAATTTTATCCTCACTCAAAGCATTCTCTCCACCATATCGAGCTTCAATGCGTGCAAACTCTTTAGCCAAACGACGATGTAGGTCGTTTGGAGTAAGTTCTACGTATGAACCTGCGCTATCTTTTAGGGCGTATTTAGTTGTAAATACGTTTGCTGCAAGCTCATCGCCATTAAAATACTGTAAACTTGCCTTATTTACTTGTTCTCTAGTGTACATTCTTCAACCTCCGTTTTCTTTGTTTTCTTATGCTTTGAATACTTTTTCTTTAGATTCTCTTCTTGCTCTTTTGCCGATTTAGTAATGATCTCTGATGGAGTCTCACCAGTTGAAGGGAGCATTCTAATACTAACATTCCCTGTATCCATACTAATTGGATAAACTAAACCATCTGGGCCATTTCGATTCTTTGCAATAAAGATCCTACCACCATTTATAGTTTTATCTTCGACTGTGCGAGATACTGAAAAGATAAGATCTGCAACGAAACATTTATTGAAAGCCTCAGAGATAGACTCCATTGTAATAACTTCTGCGTTTAGACCAGAACGATTAGTTTGTGATGCTGTCCAAAGGGGGCAACCAGTTTCTGCTGCAATACCTCGTAGCTCTTCATAAATAGTTTCAAGTTCTTGTCTCTTCTCTTTTTGATTTGAAATGGGTTTGAGTAGATCTCCATAATCGACAATGATCATATCTGGTACAACACCACGGATTTTTAGCTTCTCAAGATGCATACGAATAGTGTTTGTACTAGCTGTTTTTGTAGGATATTCCTTTACAATAAGCTTGCCTGGCATATCCTTGATCATATCGAAAATTTGATCTTTATATTGGGGCAACTCACGAATAGCAAATGAAGTATAACAGCTATCGTAACGAGAGGCAACAACAGTATCCGCTAATTCAAGTGTATAATGAATAACTGTTTTTCCTTGCTTTAGAGCTTCGGTTCCAAGATGTACAAGTACCATAGACTTTCCAGCGCCCGTAGGAGCTACAACAACTCCAAGTTCACCCCTTCCAATACCACCTTTTGTTAGATGATCCATTTCAGCCCATCCAGTAGAAACAGGATTGCGTGATTTAATTTGGAAACGCTTTTCAAAGTCTGCAAGGAAGTCATAACCAATATCAGTAGATACTCCAAGCTTTAGAGCATCATTGATAGTTTTAGAAATTTCATCAAATGAAGCAGATTGAAGAAGCTTTACGGACTTCAACATAGCTTCCTTTAGCTTTTGCTTCTTACAAAAATCAAGAGAAGTTTCTTTGATATATTCTGCTCCATCCACTTCTTTTGCATGGATACGAGCAAAGTAATCACGTACTTGCTTTTGTAGAGCTTCGGTTTCATCACCCAATGAATCACGGATGATCGAAGTCATAATGTCATAAGATGGATGCACCTTATAACGGTCTTTGTATTCAAACATCTTCTGCACAAATGTTTGAAGATACTTGAGTTCTAAAAACTCAATATCCATAACTTCCTTGATTTGATCACAGAAAGTTCTATCGTTTAGCATGAGTTGAACAAGGTTTTCTTGAAATACCTTGCCAAAACGTGAAAGATCGCTCTTTTCGTTGGTCATAGAGACACCTTTAGGGAATGATATATACTAATACGGTTAAGAGTGGAAGTCAACTAATAAAAAACCATCTTTCATAATACCATTTTTTACAAGTCCACACTATTTATTATATGGAAAAAATAATGTTTAATATTTATATAGTTAAAAATAGTATAAATGATAAAGTTTATATTGGTCAAACTAAAAACACTATCAATAAAAGATGGAGCGGACATAAATCAAAAGCAAATAAAGGTTCTAATCTTGTTCTTCATTCTGCTATGAGGTTGCATGGTATAGAAAACTTTAACATAGAATTGTTAGAGTGTGTAGCAACTTTAGAAGAAGCAAATAAAAAAGAATTTGAACTTGTAAACCAATTTAATTCTAAATGTCCTAATGGATATAACATGGTTGATGGAGGAAATGTAGAATTTTTAAATGCTACAGAACCAAAAACAAAACAACATAAAGAAAAAATACAAAGTAGTCATATGAAAAATACAAAACCTATCATTCAATTTAAAATAGAAACTGGAGAATTAGTAAAAGAGTGGTCTTCTGGTAAGGAACTTTTAAGAAATGGATTTAATCGCACAAATATTATAACATTGTGTAAATCCGAAAATAGCTTTGGTTATATTTATGGTTTTGGTTGGTGCTATAAAGAATACTTTAATACTATCGATAATAAAACAAAACTTTCTAATCCAAACTATAATCCACACGGTAGAACTATACAATCCATAGATAAAGATGGAAATATTGTTAAAACATATTACAAAATTATTGATGCTGCAAAAGATGTAGATTGTAGTCCTTGTAGTATACTTGATGCTATAAAAGGCAGAATTAAAAAATGTAAAGGGCTATATTGGAAATATACAGAATAATTACTCCCAGAATTTGCACGACCAGTAGCCGCTTGTGGTTTTATCTTTCTTTTGGCTACATTTGTGTCTTGCTCTAAAGGACTTTCTACGTTTTGGGTCTGATTTTTTAATTCTCATATTTGGATCACCAAAATTAACTTTTTTTACATTTCCAGTTTTAGGATTCTTAACATAAACAGAACGTTTTTTTGGCCCACTTGGGGTAAGAAATGGCTTGTTTAGAGTCACAGTACGGCCTTGGTATTTTGCTTCTTGAATGACATTTCTATCACTTTCAAGTAACTCTTGCAAGCATCCTGCACAAACTAATGTTCCATCTTCAAGAACAGCATCATCATATTCAGTAGTTTCTTCTTGAATATCGTTTATTGGTTGTTGTTCTACGATTGCGAAACTTCTCCAAGCTTCTGTCAATAGTTGTTGTTGTTTGTAGGATGAATATTTGCTCATAACTTAATTAGTCCTTCTTCTTCTTTTTAGTCCAAGATATAGGCTTAGAAGATTTCTTTTTTCTTAGTGGGCCTTTACCAGCAGATTTACATTGTGCTTTTGTTGGTCTACATGCTGGATATTTACCACCACTATCAGCAGACTCACGACCACAAGGGCCACCAGTACGGCAGTTTACCCAACCCTTTCCTTTATTTCTTGCAAACCATCCATGAAGACCTTGTTCTTTTTCTTTGGAGAAATTTGGTTTATAGTCTTTTTTTTTAGCTTCTTCAATTACTTCTATTTCTTCAAGTAATAAAGCTTCGTCAATTTCTTCATCGGTCATATTTTCAGATATGCCTTTCCATATTTTTCCTTGACGACACTTTACAACAGCACCAGAAGCATAAGCAGAAGGCCAAACATCATATTTACGTTTAGCTATTCTTGTACAGCGATCACCACTCTTTTTCTTTTTTGCTTCTTGTATTGCTGCACCTTGTAAAGTTCTATTATTATATTTATTTTTTAAAAATACTTGTAATTCTTTATTAATATTGTAATCTTTTGGAAGTAATTCCTCTGGATTTTTTTTTGATAATACTAATAGTAAATTTTGTAAAAATGTATTTTCGACACTATCATCAGCAATTTTAGCATAATCATCGTCAATATTAATCTTATCAAGCCACGTATTTGTTTTTTTTGTGTCGTCTGCGGAATAGATTATTTTAAAAAAATCAAAAGCAGATTTAATATTTGATGCACCGGGAATAAGACCAGCAACTTGATCCAATGCTAAATCAAGGCTTGCTTCACCAGTTTTAGACAATTTTTTATTTTTTTGTATAACGCCTATTAGTTTTTGTAAATCACCATATGTTTTTACATTTGTTTTGTTAGTACTTGGGGTCATTATAGGCGAAACAGGATTTGTAGAAGTTGTTGGTGAAACATCTACTTCATATAAAAATTTCTTCCAATTTTCTAAAATTAAACCATATTTCATATAAAAACTCCCACACTATAAATAGAATAGTGTGGGAGAAAATTACATTTCTTCTACTAAATCTGGTGAAAATGAGAACGAAACTTGTTGAACATTCCCACAACCAACTTGGAAAACAGAATCAATAAAACGAATCATTTCTGTTATACTTGAGAACTCTTTTAGGTTTGAACCATAATAGAGTTTATACTTACCAGTTTCCTTTAGAATATCGCATTTGTTTATAATAAGATGCGTAACGCCAGAAATAGTACAAGCTTCAATTAGTTTATCTAAATTAAGCCAATTAACTTTTCTGCGGCGTCCAGTAGTAACACCATACTCTTTACCAGCATCTGCAATTGCCAAAAGTTCTGGATTGCGTAGAAGAGAAGCTGGGAAGTCTGGATCTTCACCAGAACGTGTATCATAGATCTTTGCAACACCATAGATATTGCGGATTGCTTTTGGCGAGAATCCAAGCGAGCAAGCAGCATATGGGAGACATTCACTTGATGTAACATATGGATAATTACCATAGTTAATATCAAGCCAAAAACCTTGAGCGCCTTCGCAAAGAATATTGCCATAGAGTTTGTCAGTAAGTAAATAGCTTTTATCTAAGTCGGAATCCTTAGCTAGTAAGCCAATTCTTGCATATTTATCTCTATAAGCTGGTGCAATCCCGCTGCTTGTTGTGCCAAGTTTAGAAGCTAAATGTGCTTTGTCTTCTTCAATGTGTTGGTTTGTAACAATATGAGCATTTGGATGAATCTTGATTAGAGAAGTATCAAAACCACCAGACTTTAGCTCCTCTACTTCTTTATAGAAAGAATCAAGGTTTACAACACAACCGGGACCGATAACAGAAGTAATACCGTGGAATATACCACTAGGAACAATATGTGTAGAAAACTTCCTGCCTTCATGATAAATGGTGTGTCCCGCATTTGAACCTCCTCCCCAACGAGCTACGAAATTGTAATATGGTTTATTATTCTTTTTACTTGATGCAAGATAATGAGTGACTTTACCTTTACCTTCATCACCCCATGCTGCACCAACTACAATGTCAACACTTTTGATCATGCTAATTCCTTTTTGTATTTTTCATAATATCGAACAAAATAGTATAGTTAGAAGTACCGAATCCATCTTGTACCATCATCTTTTTGAATTCCAAGAGATTCATTTGTACTTCAAAGTTATCAAACATATTGTCTATGTGCATCTTAGTTTGTATAGAAATTTGTGGTGAGTGAAGTTGCATAATTTTGTAGTTATCTCTTATCACTTGCACATTTTCCAAAACAGCTTCATATGCTTTTACTTTTCCCTTGTTTGTTCTGGAGTATTGTATCACATCATCTATCGTATGGAAAGTTTCTTTTGATAGAAAGGGGAACCGCTTTGCAAGAGTGGTCAAGCCTACACCCTTTACTCCTTGCAGGTTATCAGATGTATCACCAGAAATAGAACGAGCAAGAGTAAAGTTATTAGGATGAATAGAGTATTCCTCAAGTATCTTCTTCACATTCAACAACTGTTCTTGTATTGGTCTGTATAGAATTGTTTTAGGTTCTATTAGTTGAATAAAGTCTTTATCTGAGGATACAATTACCTTTTGGCTTTGACTAAACATAGGAAGCTTACAAGTATATGAGATTAGATCGTCTGCTTCTATCTCTGGATACATTAGCTGAACAACTGGTAAGTTATTTAGATATTCAATAAGTCTTGTTTGTTGCCAGATCTTATTTTCTAATTCTTGGTTGTCAGATAAGTTACGAACATCACGATTCAAACGCATAGGTTTTCGACCTTCTTTATAGTTCTCGTTCATTCCTTTGCGTTTTCTTGAACCACCTTCACCATCCCAACAAATAATAGTCAAGTCTGGTTTTACTTCC